CCCCAACCACAACGAGCGGCATATATTTGCCGTTCGTCACATGCCTGTTGCCGACAGAGCTGTCTCGTTGTAATTTGAATTTGTACGAATTCATGAAGACAGCCATGCCCATCCCATACATACACCCCACCACTGGCGGCCAGCCTCTGCCGCTTGTTTTGGCACCCGTGTCGGCCGGGTTCCCATCGCCAGCAGACGACTACCTCGACGACAACATCAACCTGCACGAGTACCTGGTGGAGGATCCGCCGGCGACGTTCATCGTCCGCGTGCGCGGCGACTCGATGATCGGCGCCGGCATCGCCGACGGCGACCTACTGGTGGTGGACAAAGGCCTGGCGCCCGTCAATGGCGACATCGTGGTCGCGGTGATCGATGGCGAGTTCACCGTGAAGCGGCTGCACCAGCGAGGCGGCTCCTGTGCGCTGATGCCGGAGAACCCTGCCTACGCGCCGATCACCCTGCATTCCGGCCAAGAGCTGCTGGTATGGGGCGTAGTGACCGGCGCAGTGAAGAAGTTCCGGCAATGAGCGCGCCGACCCTTTTCGCGCTAGTGGACGGCAACAGCATGTACGCCAGCTGCGAGCGCGTGTTCCGGCCGGACCTGATCGGCAAGCCCATCGTCGTTCTCAGCAACAACGACGGATGCGTGGTGGCGGCCAGCGCCGAAGCCAAGGCCTTACCTGGCGTGAAGATGTTCGGGCCGTTCTTCGAGATCGCGGATGTCTGCCGCGAGCACGGCGTAGCGGTGTTCTCAAGCAACTATGCCCTCTACGGCGACATGAGCCGACGCATGATGCGGGTGCTGTCGGAGTTCGCCGCCGTGCAGGAGGTCTACTCAATTGACGAATGTTTCCTCGACATGACCGGCATGCCTGATCTGGACAGCCATGGCCACCGGATGCGCGAGGCCGTGCTGCGCCGCGTTGGCATTCCCACCTGCGTCGGCATGGGGACGTCGAAGACGTTGGCCAAGTTGGCGAACAGGATCGCCAAGAAGCAACCGAAATGGGCTGGCGTGTTCGAGTGGGACTTCGTGACGCCGGCCGAGGCCGACATGATGATGGCGCAGATCGAAGTGGGCGACGTGTGGGGAATCGGGCGCCGGCTATCCGAGCAACTGCAGGCGATGGGTGTGTTCAGCGCGCTGGACCTGAAGCGTGTGGACTCGCGGCAGATCAAGCGGCGCTTCAGCGTCGTTGTCGAGCGAACGGTGCGGGAGCTGAACGGCGTCAGCTGCCTGGCGCTGGAGGATGTGACACCCAGCAAGCAGCAGATCATCGCATCCAGGTCGTTCAGCCAGAAGGTAAAAGACCTGAACACGCTGGTCGCATCCGTCTCGCACCACGCCGCGCGGGCGGCGGAGAAACTGCGCCAGCAGGGATCGACAGCTCGGCTTGTGGGCGTCGGCATCCGCACCAGCCCGTTCAGCGATGTGGCGCAGTACCGACCATACATCGTGGTGCCGCTGGTCCAGGCATCTGACGATACCATCGAGATCACGCGCGCGGCGCTTGCCGGCCTGCGCGCCATTTACCGGCGCGGCTTCCTGTACCACAAAGCCGGCATCGTACTGATGGAAATCGGCCCGCGCGGTGTCGTGCAATCTGACCTGTTCGCCGCGCCGCCAGATCCGCGGCGCCAGCAACTGATGCAAACCATGGATGCAATCACGCGGCAATTTGGTCGAGGGACAGTGCGACTGGCGGCGGAAGATATGACGCAACGCTGGCAGATGCGTCAGGATGTGCGGTCGCCGCGCTATACGACGCGGCTCAATGAGTTGCTGGTCATCAAATAGCCACCATCCTCATCTATCAAGAGACGCCTAAAAATTTTCCCACCCGGCAAAGCCAATAACGGCGCGACTTTCCCCCCCGCAGCCAGACTCCCAGCCAAAGTCAAGACTTGAACTGGTCTAGCGGACGCCAATAGAATAGCGATACGCAATAGGCGGCCCATTGCACATTGCAAATGGCGCCATTGGCGAGAACATGGGAGAAAAAAAATCGAACTACCGCCCCACTTGCTGGAGCGGATGTGTACTAGCCTAGTGGTGACCCTTATTGTGAGCACCTGGAAACGACTATTCGGCGCAGGCAAAGCCGTGACGAAAGAGACAGGTCAGGCCAACCCCCCGGCGGCCCAGACCTTGATCGTCGTCAACGGCAACGTACACATCATTACTCAGCACAACTCTAACTATCCAACTAACCAAGTAGATGAAAAAAGAGGAGACTAAGTACACGGCCGAGAGCACAACCTCTCGGTTTTTTTATTCTTTCTAACGTTTACTAACGTTAACTTGACGGGAATCTTAACTTATAGCTTTGGATTGCACAATCCAAAATTGCATCAAAACCTCAACTTCCAACTATCAGAACTTTAGATTTCAACAAGTTCAATCAAGATATTTATCATAAAATTCAACAGGATGCATTGCAACGCCAGCAAGCCAATGACATGCCATACTTAACTTAACTTGAGTTAGTTTAACTTACGCCTTAGCTGCTTTGCATGAAACCATCTTTGAACTACGCAGAACATACATCCTTACTCGGCGGAAAGTTCCATCTCAGAAGCAGGATACAGCGCGAGAAAAGCCCGGGCCTGCTCGGGATTGCGGCAATGCAGCCATTCCTGATGCAGCGCCGCCGGGATGATCACCAGCGAGCGCTTTTCGTCGCCGGGCCGGTGCATGCGGCCCATCACCCCATGGCCATCGGCGTTGATGGTGATCTGAGTGAAAGCCAAGCTGATGGAGCCATCCACCTCCCGCCACCCCCGCCACAAGCCGGCCACCGCGAACGGCGCGCCGTCGGCCATGCTTATCTTCGTGCGCACTGCCCGCCCGCTCTCGTAGCAGGGTTCATGAAACGCCCGCATCGGCACCAGGCATAGCTGGCACATGCGCCAGGCTGACTTGTACGTCGGCTTCTCCCCGATTGTCTCGGCACGCGCGTTCATGGTGGTGAGGCGGACGCCGGGCGGTAGGTGACGCTTAGGCACGAAGCCGTAAGTCGCCAGCCGCAGCCCGTCGCAGGTAATGATCGGCGCAGCGTAGTCCTGCCAGCATTCTGGCTTCCAAAGATCGTCGCCGACCTCATAGCCAAAGTACTGACGGAGCTGCTGCGCCGTGGGAGGGGTGAAGTTTACGCACATGCACAAAGCATAGCAGCTACTGCACGGCGCGATCACTTTCTACTATGGCCTGGCAGGCAGCGAGTTGCCGGACAACGTCGTCGGCTTCTGCTGCAAATCGGAGAGCATCGTCTCCATGCGCTGCAGAAAAGTCTGCTGGCGCGGCACCATCACGCTGGCCGGCGCTGGCGGTAACTGCGGGCAGATCGCCGCGCCCGGCGGCGGGTTGTTGCTGGCGCAGCCGGAGAGCAGCAGCATGGCGAGCCAGGGCCGCCTGAAGTTCCAATTTCCCATCTTCCAAATCCTTTTCGTAGGCGGCCGTCGTGGCCGCGTCATCTGCTGCCGCTTGGTGCTCCCGCGCCCGGGCGGCCTGGGTGGCAGTTGCCAACTGTTGGGCCTGGCTGGCGCGCGCGACTGCGGCGTCACGCTGGGCGATCACGGCCCGCATCTCCCAGCCCAGAAATGCCAAGGCCGCCAAAGCGGCGGCCAGTACAATCCCCTTCCACGACATCATCACCCCCCTTTGGCTCTCGCCAGCACTGCCACACCCGCCCAGATAGCCGCCAGCAGCCCGACTACAATGCCGCCGGCCAGCGCCTTCAGGATGGCGTCGCTGATCCCATCCACTCGTTTCGCCAGACGGACAGCGTCATCCACTCCGGCCTCATCCAGCGCTTGGCGCGCGCCTTGCTTTGCCGCCGCCTCCAGCAGCTCCCGGAACTCTTCTCGCGGCAGCACGACTTCATCACCCATTTCATTCTCCAAAATAGGCCCGATACTTCGGGCGCCGAACGATCATCACGTTGCGGACATGCGTGTTGGTGATATCGGCGAAGGACTGGCCGTAGCCCGCCTGCCGGCGCAAGGACTGACCGCTGGTCCGCTCCAGCCCGCCGAACCAGCGGCCAGGATCGCAGCCGTCGGTGTTTGCGCAACGCCGACGCCGCTGCAGCACCGAGCCCAGGCCGGAGTTGTAGGCCGCGTCCATCATCGCCAGCCGGTCTTCGCCCTCCGACCAGCGTATCAGCCGGTAGTTGTCGCGGTTCTTCAGCACCATCGCCGTCAGCTGGTAGTTCGGATCGAAGGCATTCTGCCAGCCCCAGCCCCGCAGCTCAGGATGGCGCGCCGCCATCTCCTGAATCGCGTCGAAGCGCACGCTGCCATCTGCCCGATACGCCTTGGTGAACTGGCCGAGCCCGGCACCGTACTCGCGGGAAGGTCTTCAGCACCGCCTGTTTGCGCCAACCACTTTCCTGCTCGACCTGCGCCGCCAGCACCGAGCGCGACGGCATGTCCGGCCAGTGCTGGGCTACCGCCGCGCTCAGCAGCGGCAGCAGAGCCAGCGCGCCAGCGCTCAGCCCCGCAGCCACAGCACACCGCCAATCACCACCGCGGCCATGAACAGCCGGTCAGCCAGCACCACCAGGGCGGCGCCAGTGGGCGCGCGCAAGGCAATGTCCGCGGCCTCCGACACATCGACATGAAACATCGCCTTGCGCAGCAGCAGCGCCACCCCGACCAGCACCGGCAGGGCCAGGCCGAGTTGCAGCCACGTCTGCGCGATGACGGAGTCGATCCAGTACAGCGCCAGCGTTGCCGGCAGGATGAGGAGGTAGATTCGGTAGTCGTTCAGTTTTTTCAGCATGATTGCTCCTAAATGAATCAGGGCCGGTTTTGCCGGCCCTGGTGGATTGCTCTCGCGTTGTTAATCAGCACCGCGGTGTACATCGCCGCGAGTACTGCATAGGCCTGCCAGGGCGGCCGCAGCCACCAGCACACGGCCAGCAGCGTCATTTTGGTCAGCAGCAGCGCGGGCAGCACGCCGAAATGGTTCATTACGCGCGCTAGCCAGCCGTTGGCCTCGCGGCCGATCCCGGTGCGCAGCGCGTACCAGGTGCTGGCGATGTCCAGCAGCTGCTGGATGGCCACGATGATTATCAGCAGGCGCATCACGACGCACTCTCCGCCGAGGCATTGGCGAGCTGAGCGCGGAGGCCTGCGATCTCCGCATCGCGGGCCTGCAGCTGCTGCCTCAGCGTCTCGACCTCGGCCAGGCGTTGATGTTGAGCGCGGCGGCGATGTTGCCCAGCACCTCGCCGGCGGCGCCGGCCACCAGCGCCACCGGCTGGGCCATGCCGGTTTCCGTTCGACTCTCGCCGGTCAGCGCGTTTTTCGGGCCTCGGCGGCATAGATCACATGCGCGCCGGCGATACCGGCAGCCGTGCCGCGCACCAGGAATTCATACAGATAGGGTTCGCTCATATAGCCCTCATAGATCCGTCATCGTTGGAATTCGCCATTTCTGGCCGTTGCTGAAAACATGCGTCGGCCCATTCGGGCCATCGGTTATGTAGGCGATGCCTGACGGGGAACCGTTCGGGGCGGGCAGCGTCGCGCGCGTAAAAAAACCGACGTTGACAACGCCGGCGGCGACCATGTTCCCACTCCGAGTGTCCACGAACCACCGCCATGGCGCAGCGCTCCAGCCGCCCACGCCGAAAATGCCATCGTTGCGCAACGCGAGTTTTGTGCCGTACACCCCAGTACATTCAAACGAGATGGCGGCAACGCCGGTATCCCCGGCGCCACCAGCATTGCGCACCCGCGTGGAACCCGAACTATCACCGCCCACCATCACGCAGTTCACCGCGGCCGACAACGGCCGGCCGTCAGCATCCGCAGTCGCAGGGGTGATGTTGCCGGAGTGCCAAACGCGGTACTCATTGCCCGACGCCTCCATCAGCATCAAAGTGTCGGCGCCATACGATTTGTGCACCAGCGCCACGCCGCTCTTGCCAGGGCGGTGCAGGCCCAGGGACGGGTAATCGGTTCCCGTCGATCCGGCAGAGCTCAGGGTCAGCGTGCCGCTGCTATAGATGTTTGCATCGTATGTCGTGGCGGTGGTTTTCCGGATGCTGGCGGTGTTGGGGCTATCCAGCGCAATCGCGGTGACGCCGTAGCCGGCCAGCGTCGTCGCCTTGTCGGCCTTGCTGCCCAGCGCGCCGGAAATGGCGCGCCACGATGGCACCTGCCGCGTGCTGCCGTCCTCCGCGAAAATCGTCGCAGTGTCCACGCCAGGGTCGAACACGCTCCAGTAGCTACCCTGGCTGACCAGCCATCGCTGCTGCATTTTCGCCAGCCCTGCGGCGAGGCCTGCCCAATCATCCGCCATTGTCTGCCCCCTCCAATGAATCAGCCCCGCCGGTTTGATCCTGGCGGGGCTTCGGGAAATTTGTTTTTACGGCCCTGATGCGGTCCAGCATCTGCCGCATCTCGTCGTTGAGCAGCTCCGGCGGCAGGCTGGCAACCCAGCGCCACAACACGTCCCATTGATCGCCCAGCGGCGGGTACTGCGATTTCCGCGCAGCCCGGTGATCGCCGTAGTGATGGATCTGCATCATGTCGCCACCTCGAACGCGGCAGACTGCACCGGCCAGGCCTCGACCTGGACGTGATGCAGCCCGGGCAGAGAAAACGACAGTTCGCATTCGGTGTCGTCGCAGTCGTACGGCGTGCCATCCAGCACCAGCACGCAGGGCGCCGGCAGATCGCGCAGCACCATGCCGTCCAGCCTGGCTTGATTCACGGGCCGCGCCTCAATCACCCCGTCGCTGCGGATGTACTGCGTCAGCGGATCAGCCTCGCCCTGCAGCAGCAGTTTTCCCAGCGCGAACTCGACCTCGACGTTTTCGAGTGAGGCAACGCCAGTCTGCAAAATGCGGCCGGCGTCGTCGTACTCGATGATGTTGATTTTCTCCATGCCCTCTATCTCCTATACAGCACCGCACCGTAGCGAACCTGTCCGGACGCGCTGTAGCCGCCGATGCTCTCAACGCCGACAGTCACCGTCTCGCCAGCCGAGACATCAAGCACCAGCACACCGCTGCCATTGCTGATCCCCACCGCTCGCCCTCGCGCTCGCAGCGTGATGCTGGGAAACGGCGCGTCTCCGAACACGAGCAGCGTGCCGCGGTCTGAGCAATAAAACGGAAAATTAAAATTCCACCCAGCCGCCTGCCAGCCGGACAGCGTTACCGTTCGGGTATCGTTTTTGCTGACCGCCTCGCCCTTGATCTGGAATGTGTCTACCGACAAATTCCGGATATAGGTGGCATCCATTCCATTGGCGTCCACTACAACGCTACCGCCGCGGGTAATCCGTAGCCCTCGGTGTCGATCTGGCCGACCGTCAACTTGCCTTTGATATACGCGGCACCGATTCCCGTCATGTCGACGACAACATTACCTGCCAGATCCCGGATCGTCAGTCCATTGGTATTGATCTGCGCGGCGTCGATTGAGCCGTCGACAATGACCCGGCGCCCGATAATTGAGCCGTCCGCGATCAAATCGCCGGCTATCGCAACGGCCGGCCTGCCGTTGATGCTGGCAACGATGAACACCTGGCGCGAGCCATTGCCGTCCGGCTGCGAGACTACAAGCCGATCACATAGAAAATCCACCGCACTGCCGTTCGGATCGGTCCTCAACCCGATGCCGGCCACCTTTCCGGAGGCGTTCAGCTTGATGATCTTCTCAGCCATCACGCCGTCCACCGTCCGGCCGACCTCCTGCAGAGAAGCCGTGTGGTTGCCGACCGTGGTCTGCATCGTCCCGATCCGCTCAGACAAAGCGCCATCCTCGCGCACCCGAGCTTTCGACTCTTCTATGATCCCGGCGGCGTTGTCTTTTATTTTGGCGGCCAGTAGCACCCGTTCGTTGGCTTCCTGCGAAATAGCATCACCCAACGTCGACAGCTGGCGCTTGGCGAACGCGTAGTGGCTGCCCTGCGTACCGCGGATCTCGTCCGCCGTCAGCATCTGCTGCATCTGCGCCTGGATCAGCGAGTTGACGCTCCCTTGAACGCCCACTGCTTGTTCGATCGGCGTGCGCAGCGATTCCTGCAGCTGCGCGCTGGTGAGGCTGTTTTTCAGCTGCTCCAGCAGCAGATCCACATTGCGCACGGCCTCCGCCCGCGCTGTGACGGCCTCGCCGACGTTGCCCCAGGTGTCCACGATGCGCAGCTGGTACTGCACCACGGCGCCAGCCATCAGTCCGAGGTGCGTGTACACCGCGGCAGGGTAGGCAATGTCGGCCAGTTTGACCCACGCCTTACCATCGGTACTGGCGAACAGCTGCGCGCCGCGCAGATCGGCCCTGTCCGGATAACTCCAACGCAGCGTGATCTGCATCATTTCGCCGGTCGCCGTGAACGCGGTCGCCACCGGCGGCGGCGTCGCGTGACCCTGGATTTTGAGCGAGGCCACCGCCGGCGCCGAGATCGTGCCGTCGGCAAACACCGCCGACACCGACACCTCCAGGTCCTGCGGGTCGGCATCCCAGCTGTACGACGTGTCCGGCACTACGGCGGCCTGCCACGCGCCGCCGGCGCGCCGGTATTTCAGCTGGTAGTTGATCGCGCCGCGCAGCGGCGGCCAGACGGCCGTCACCACCGCGACACGCCGGCCGTCTCCGGTTACCCGACTGGACTCCGACAGCCGCAGGAACCCAGCGCCGGCGGTAGGCTGGGCGCCTGGCCGCCGCTGCTGAAATCCCCGACTCGGCGGCGTAGTACGCCGGGTTGTCGTCGATCGCCGTGAATTTCACGCCGTCGCCGCTGGGTTTGACATCGACTATTTTGACGCGCCGGCCGGGCTGCGCGCCGTTGTCGTAGAACCACATCCAGTCATACGGCACGCCATCCGGCGATTCGTCCGGCACCGGCAGCGGGCCGCCGGCATCCGACGCCGGGATCAGGTCGCGCAGCTGCAGCGTGTCGCTGTCGCCGCTGCCGGTTTTGACCCGGTAGGTCGCATAGCGGCCGTCCGGAAACCGGATGCCGACCCAGCCGCTGGCGCCCAGCGGCACGGCGCTATCCAGCTGCAGCTGGCCGCGGCTGCCGGCGAGCAACCGGCCTGAGTAGGCCCAACTGGCCAGATCGTGGCTCAGCAGCACCACGTCGCCGCGCGTCGCCACCAGGCCCTCGAAGTCGGTCTCCCAGCTGACGCGACGGCGGTGGTACAGCTGCGAGGCGGCGATCAGATTGGCCTCGCGGCCGGCCATGCTGACGTCGCAACAGCCGACGAAATCAAGCGTCACCGGATTGGTCGGCGCGATGACGCCCGGCACCGCCACCCGCACTGGTCGAGATCGAACCCTTTCGCCGGGTTGCTGAAATTGACCACCACCTCGTCGGCGGTCTGTTCGGTGGTGTACTCGATCCGGAACGAGCCGGCGCGGATGTTGGCCGGGCCGAATACCGCTACCACCGGCAGGTCTGCCGCGTCCCAGATCACGCCCAGGCGGCCGGTCTGCCAGGTGTAGCGGGCGCGGCCGCAGCGGGCGATCATCGTCAGCACGTCGGCAATGCTGTACGCGCGGTCCAGCACCATCCCGACGCTCAGTTTTTTGGCGTCGCACCAGGCCGCCCAGATCTTGATCGCGTCGATGTCGATGCGCGTATCAGGCAGGCCGGCGCCGTACATCCGCCGGCCCTGGGCGTCGAAACCGCCGCGGGCGAACCACAGATACCACCACGCCGGGTTCGTCGTCGGCTGCGTCGCCCAGCCGCTGCCGGTCCACACCGGGCAGCTGGCCACCGCCATCGCCGACAGCTCGTCGACGGCGCCGTTCAGCTGGCTGGAGGCGCGGATTTTGAGACCAACGCGGCGCTGGCCGGCGTAGTCGGTCGTGTCCTGCCGGTATGCGCGCAGGCCGGCCAGCGCGAAATCGTTGCGCTCTCGGCTGGAGCTGATGTCGCCGCTGGTTTTGCGGACGCGGATCTCATACTGCGCCGCCGGCAGGTCCTGCCGCAGCGTCTGGCGGACCGGTGTAATGCTATTGCCGGATAGCCGGTATTTGCCGTATTGGTCGCCACCGTAGGGCTGCCATGCGCCACCCGGCAGTTGACGAAACTGAATCTCGGTATCGACGTTCCGCGTCTCCATGTCGCCGCGGTCGTTGGCGTAGTACGCGACGCCCTGCAGATCCATGCCGATGCCGACCGTGTCGCGCGCCAGCTGGCGCACCACCCAGCCATCTGTCGCTTTGACCTCGCGGCCGGTGTCGGTGTCGACGTTCCCGAAAACGCCCGGCAGCCGGCCGTCACCGCCGGCGGCTATCAACTCGACGCCCTGATAGGCGCCAATTGGCGTATTGCCGATGCGGTAGTCCGTCAGCTGCAGATCGGGCTGCAGCCCGAAATGGTAGACCTGATACAGATATTGATCCTGTCCAGCGAACTCGGTGAACGGGTTGCCGCCGGCGTCCGGCACGAACCGGCGCTGGCCGATCACCAAGGGCATCGGCGCGTAAGTGCGGGCGCGGTTGCGGGCGCCGGACAGGCGTAGTTCTGGCTGATGTTGGCGTCGCCGCGGCCACCAAACCCAGCGATGTCCGGCATCGGCGGCGGCAGCAGCGCATTGACCAGCATCGAGCCGCCGATCATCACCGCAGCGCCGGCGGCTGTAGCCATGCCGGTCGAGCCGAAAAACCCGCGCCGGCCGGCCCGCCACATAGGCCGCGGCGACCATCACCGCGACCATTGCCACAGTTCGCAGGACTTTGCCGGCGCCGCCGCCGCCGGCGACCACGGCGCGCACTTCGACGAAATCGCCCCGGCGCAGGCGGTAGCATTGCCAGTTCGGCAGCGGCCTGCCGTTGACGCACACCGCCAGCGGCCCGCGGTCGACCTCGATCCGCAGCCGGCGTAGGTAGCCGCCCAGCGTTTCATTGCGGCGATGTGCCTCGTAGATCACCTGCCGGCCGACTGCGGTCAGCGGGTGCGGAGAATGCACCAGGGTCGGACGTTTCACAGCCATTCGTAAAATCCCTCCACGGTGTAGCCCTGGCGTGCCATGTCGCGCAGGCGCTGGCGCAGCACGAACCCGGCAGCCTCGTCGGCGTGCAACACCCACCACTCGCCGGCCAGTTCGCACATCACGCCGATGTGCTGGGCGCGGCCGCGCGCGATCAGCAGCACCGGCTGGGCGTCCGCCGGCGCATCGATGCGTCGGGCGAACTCGCCCTGGTGCTGCTGTATCTGCGCGTTGCGGCCGAACGGCCCGTCGCGGCGAGCGCCCGGCAGCTGCATATTCACGCCCAGCACCTCGCGCGCAACATCGCAGGCCAGCACGGCGCAGTCGGCCGTACCGGGCTCGTAGTCGCGGCCAACATAGCAATCAGACCAATGCATGGGATACCTCGATGATCAGAACAACGCCGGCGCGGTGTCCGGCGTGTAGTAGCGAGTGACGGCGGGTTGATTCAGCAGGTCGGCATAGCCGAGGGTGGCTGAAACCTTTTGCCGGTCCATCGACAAGCCGCTCATGTCGAGCGTGATGTCGAATTCGATCACGCAAGGCGTCGAGCGCATTACATGCAGGATTCGGCAAGTGGCGCCGACGCCGCCGCCGGACTGCTCCAGCCATTGCGTCAGCTCGCGGCCGATGTTGTCGATTTCCAGCCGCGCCTGCGGCAGCTGGTTGTCTGTGTCGTCCGGCAGCGTGAGGTCGAACGCGCAGGCCGTGTATTCATCGCCGGCGACGACGATGTTCTGCGTGTCGCCCACGATCCGGACCGGCACCGCCAACAGCGGGTGGCGGATTTCCAGCAACGTCAGCAGGATGTCGTCCGCACTGGTCGCGTTGAGCTGTTCGCGGGCGTGTTGGGAATAGGCTCTGGCCATTTGGTCCTCCAGAAAGCAGAAACCCCGCCGAAGCGGGGTTTGGTTTATGGCCTTAGCAGCCAGGCAAACACACAACAGAGGATGAGCAAAGTGATGGCCGTCACTCGAGCCCAAGAACTCACGCTATTAATAATCAGTAGAAAAACACATAGAGAAATGATCAATTTACTCACGACAAGTACTCCAAAAAAAATGGAGTCATCAAATTGTCGAATGCACCGCTGATCTTCCTCCTGCGGGATTTCCGCGGTTAGCCAATCGTCTCTATCTGCAGAGGAGTCTGCCAACGCTGCGGCCCATCACGCTGCCAGCGGCAGACCGGTTTGCCAACCAGCCGCGCCCGCTTCCGCTGTCCGCCAACCGGGTCCAGCCAGCCGAACCAGCCCACGCCGCCGGCCAATTCGTCTCGAATCCAGGCATCGAATCGCAACCGATCCACATCGTTCTGCACCCGGATGTTGATCGTCCGGGAGACGATGGGGATGGAAAAGCGGCGCGCTTGTTTGGGCACGCCGCTGTCCATTTCCGTCCGCATCACGCCGTAGTCCGCCTCTTCCGCGAACCCTTCGGCCAGCATCAGCGCATAAGCTGGGAATTCAGGATTCGCCATCGCTATACCCTCTTGATTGCGTCACGGATCGGGCCTCCGCGTTTGATGTCCTCCAGCACCACGCTCACCACCATCCCATGGACATCGAATCGCGGCTGCGCGCTGGTGGCTTGCAGCTGCTGGCCCGATTTGTTGATCAGTTCCACCCGGATCGACTCAGGCGCCGCCGACTGCTGCTGGCGGGCCGCCTCCGGCACGCTGTAGCTGCCGGCGATGCTCGACGCCCGCCCTACGCCTCCGCCGCCAGCCAGCCGTTTGGCGTTGAGCGCGTGCAACGTGCCGAGGCCGTAGTGATCCACTGCCGCGGCGCGCACCACAAACTCGCCGTTCGACAGCATTGCAGGGATGCTATCGCTGGTCGGCGTTCCCGGACCGAGCACCGGCCCGCCGGTCGAGAACCCTGCCGTCCCATTGACAATGGGCGCCGGCGGCCCGCTGCGCGCGAACAGCCCCGACATCAGGCCACTCATCCCGCCCCCGAACATACCGACCATGGCCTGCCGGATCTGGATGCGGATCAGGTCCTCGATGATGCTGTTCGCCAGATCGGCAAACGACAATTTGCCGGTCATGACAAACTTGGTCAGCGCGTCCTCCATTCCGCCAAATGCCCTGGAGAACATCTCTTCGGTCTGCCCCGCGATGTCGCGGGCGTGATCGATGTAGTTCTCCAGCGCCCGGCTGGCGCCCAGCGACCAATCGCCGGCCGCCTGCTGCATGGCGGCGAAATGCATCTGCTGGTTTGCCACCATCTGGCCAGTGCTGGCGTCGATCGCGTCCAGCGCGCGCTGGTAGGCCACCGGGTCGATCAGGTTCAGGTCCAGATCCTCGGCCAGCCGCCGCTTGGCCTCCACCGCCCGTTTGCCGAGTTGGTCCAGTGCAGCACTTTCCTGCCGGTAGCGGTCGCCTCGTCCCAAGCCAATGCTCTCCCGCGCATTGGCCTCGGCCTGCTCCTGCGCCTGAGCGCTCAGGCCGGACAGCACCTCGCGCTGGCGCTTTACCAGCTTGTCGGACTCTTTGCCGAGGTCGGTTTCGGTGGCGATCAACTTCTCCACCGCCGCCCGGTACTGCTCCAGCGAGATCTGGCCCTGGCCGAACACCTTCTGCAGCACGGCCAGCTTGTTGTTGTAGGTCGGGCTGATGCCGGCGCTTTTGTTGATCAGGTCGCTGACCTGCTCCATGTCGCGGGCCGCTTCTTTCGCCGCTTTTTTCGCGGCGGCGTCGGAGCTCTTGCTATGCTCCTCCCGCATCTCCGCGACGCGCGCGTTGTGGGCGGCCAGCGCCCTCTGGTACTCGGCGCTACCCTTCTCCAGACCGTCCACTGCGCCGCGGAAGGCGGCATTCTCCTCCTCCAGCGACTGCTTGTACTTCTCGTCCTTAGTCTGGTGCTTGCCCTCCTCCAGATAGTTCTGCAGGGCATTGTTGAATTTGGGCTTGACCACCTGGCGGCCGAGGGCGCTGTCGCGCTTCTCGCCGCTATATTTGTCGACGGACTTGAGCGCATCGTCCTGCTGCTGCTTCAGGCCCTCCCGCAGCGCGGCCTCCGCCTGCAGCTTGCGACCGCGTGCCGCATCCAGCTTCTCCAGCAGCGAACTCCGCGCGCCCTCCCACATACCGCGGCCCATTTTGTCGTAGCGGTCATTGAGCGCTTGGTACTCGCGCTGGGCGTCCTGCTGCTCCTGCCGCAGCGCGGAGACATTGCGATCGGCGAGCGCCGCCTTGATCCGCTTGGCGGCCTGCTCGTTTTTCGCGGCGGCATTGCCAGCGGCGGCAGAGAGATCATCCCAATACATGATCAAGCCGCCGATCGCCAGCGCCGCCACGCCGATCGGTCCACCCAGCAGCGCCAGCGCGCCGCGGGCAATACCCACGCCAGCTGCCGCCGCCCGGGCCGCCACGGAGGCCTCCGCCAGCGCTACCGCATGTTGACGTTGAGCGGCTGCAGCCGCCTCGGCTGCCAGCGCTGCGCGGCCAGTGGCAGCGGTCTGCGCGGTCGAGGCCTCCGTGGCAGCAACCTCCGCAGCCGCCAGCCGGGTGTCTGCCTCTGCCAGCGCATTGCTCATTGCCAACGCGCGGCTTTGCGCCTGCGATAGCCGGTCCTGCTCGGCCGCCTCTATCGATTTGGCCGCCGCCAGATCTGCCGTCGCCCTGACGCTGGCCACCTGCGCGGCCTGCAGCCGCTCATAGGCGGCCACACTGCCAACGGTCTGAGCGCTACGCGCCTGCTCTGCCGCAGCCAACTCGGTAGCGGCCACGCGCGCAGCGGCGTCGGCCTCGGCAACCATCGCCTTGGCGGCGGCCAGGCTGCCGGATTGCTCAATCTGCCGCACTGCGCCCTGCGCCAGCGCCGCGTCCAACGCCAGCCGCTGCCGGTCAATGGCCATCGCGGCCGCCGTCTGCCCGGCGCGTGTCGTGGTGGCGCGCGCGAGGTCAAGCTCTGCCATCGCGGCGACTCGGTCAGCCTGCGCCCGCCGCGCGGCGGCGCCGGCGGCGGCCTCGTCTTCCTGCGAACGCGAGCGCCAGTCGATGGCGCTGCGCACCGGTGCCGCCACTTTCTGGCCAACTGCCTCGCCAACCGCGCCAGCCAGCTGCGCCGCCTTCAGCGCCGCATATGCGCCCACCACCAGCATGATGGCGTCGCGGTATTCGTACAGCGCGCGGCCGGCGCGGCCGGAGAACTGCGCGACCTCAACCAAGCCACCGCTGACCTCGCGCATGCCGTCAACGAATTGCCGGCGCTGGGCGTCGTCGTTCAGCGCATCATTGAACTCGGACAGCCAGCCCTTGGCCGCTGCCCGCAGCGGTTCGATGCCATCGGCGGCGGCCTTGGATACCAGCTCCTTCGACGAATCGACCAGGCCGGCCATCGTTTTGGAGTAGTAGTCGCTAGACTCGGCAAACCCCTGCAGCCGCTGCATCAGGTAGTCGAACAGGCTGCCGCCGTCCTGTTTGATTTTGGCGATGTCTTTGTTCGTGATGCCCAGCGCCACCGCCAGCTGCGAGTCGGCGGTGATGTTTCCGGTCAGGATCGACCGCATTTCCTGCACTACCTGGGTTCCCTCCAATCCCAGCGATTTCACTGCATTGATGCCCACCGTCGACAGCTGGCGGATTTGGTCGATAGTCATTTTGGCCTGCAAGCCAGGCCCCAGCATGGCATTGAAGCCGCTGACCAGCTCCTGCGCGCTGGCAGCAGTCTTGGCGGCGTCGTCAGCCAGCTGCGCGGTCAGCTTGGTGGACAGCGCCAGCGCGTCTTTCATCGACAGCGCCTTGCCGTCCAGCGTCGCCATGCTGGCCAACGTGCCGGCCATGCCCACCTGCATGGTCTCCATCCCGTTGGCGAACTCCAGGCCCATCGCCGGGATGCGGCCAAGTGAATCCATCACCGCGCCGACTGCACGCTCAGCCAGCAGGAAGCCGCCGACGGCGCCGAGCACCGTATTCAGCCGGCCGAACGAACTGGACACCTGCTCAATGCTCTCCGCTCCGGCGCGCGCGCGGTTTTCAATCCGCGAGAATCCGCTGTCCACGGCAGACTGCAACTGGCTCACATCTCGACGAATGTTGGCGGTGTCCGCCCGGATATCGATCACGATCGAGCTGATTGGCTGCCCCATTACCTCTCCCCCATGGCCTGAACCATCGCCATTTCGATTACCTGCAGGTCCTGCAGCAGCTCGGCACGCTGCTCTTGCGGGACGCCGCGCATATTCATCGCCGCCTCCACGCTCTCATAGCGCAGGCCCAGCATTCCACCCATCGGCGCCACCAACAGCTGGCTGCGGCAGGCGCTCGCCAGCTCCAGCGCCGGCACGCAATCCGGCCACACCTCGACATCGGCCTCGCCGCCAGCCAGGGCTCGGCCGATGGCCATCAGTTTTTTTCGCGGACGCCGTAGGTCAGATCGTTGATAGCCTCCCAGATGCCACGGCTGAACGCAGCGCCGTCCGGACCCGTCACCAGCTGGCGGAGCAGATCCAGGCTGAACGGCAGCGGTTTGCCATCGCCGTCAATCACACCCTCCCAGCCGATCAACAGCCGGGAGAACTTGCTCACGTTGTTGCGCAACATGTCCGGGAAATTCGCCTGCTCAGTCACGCCCTCCTCCGCCATTGCAATGACATCCGCCGGCGGCAAACGGTTGAACAAGCCCAAAAATTCATGCTCCGAGGTCTGGCCACCATCAGTCGGCAGCTGCACCTTGACCGGCCAGCGAATCGGGCTCCGCTCCTTCACGACAAAAGCCATATGAATCTCCATAAAAAAACCCGCCAAAGGGCGGGCATTAAATAATCACGACTTTATCGAAACAAATCTTTACTCAAACACCAAAGCCATAATTCTGGTGTATGTTTTACTGTCTGCTGTTGCCAGAAACTTCTTGCCATCTTTCATTACAGCAATGAAAGTTACTTCTTTACTTTTCCCGCCCAAAAGAAGACCAGCCAAAAGCCCAACAGGACCGAGAAGCACACCACCAACAGCGCCCCATCCAATCGTACCGCCCCATTTCTTCACGCTTTCTTCGTTCGCCAATTCAACATGCTGTAACTCTTTTTTTAAATCTAGACTCTTTCCTAAAATACCATCGCCCCATTGCCATTTAAAAGACAAGTTCGAACCTGAAAGATTGCCGTCTCCCTTTGGAAAATCTCCGGCATGAATTTGCACCTTTGACATCACGAAGCCTCCGACGCTGAAAACAGCATCAGAGGCTATCACAATTCACACCAACAATGACAATGTCACTGCACCTGTTGCACCGTGAAAAACTGGCTGACGCCGACACCCGTGCGGCTCGGGTCCATCAGCAGCTTGCCGGAGAGCTCGGATTTGCTGAAATCGTCGCCGATCAGATCCAGGCCGCCGGCGCCGAGGCGCACGCGGAACGCATGGACGATCACCGGGTTGCCGCCATCGGCGGCGTTCAGACCCTCGAACTGCAGTTCCAGCTCGACGTTGGGCACCGTCAGCGCGTCGATTTGGCTGATGGCCAGCGAGGTGTAGTTGATATCCACCGGATCGCCGTCGATCAGCGCAGCAACGTCAAGCACGCGGATACCAGAGCCGCTGCGCATCCAGTGCGTGCCCTCGGTCAAGTCTTTGACCGTCCCCTTGGCGTTGGCGTTGGCCTTGACCGTCACCGGCTTGGTCCAGTCAATCGGCTTGGACACCGGGGACAGGCAGTTACGGTTGATTTTGACCGTCTCGGTCGCCGTGCCCGCCGCGATGGAGGTGGCCGTGCCCTTCAGAAGCAAGGCCATGTTCTCCGGCGTGTACTGGCTGATGCCGCCGATGGCGACATCCACCCCGGTGACCTCGCTCAGCACGTCCAGCTGGCCGCCGCCGGTGTTCTGCGTGTTCAGCAGCTCGCTGTCTTTGGTCTGCGGGGTGAACTGCAGCTTCTCGATGTTGAACAGCGGAACAAAGCGGCCACTGCCGCGCACTGCGGCGTACAGAATGCCTTTGCCCTTGTAGGTGTAGGTTTTCGCCATGTCGGCTCCTCAGAAATTGATGGTGTAGTCGATCGTGATGGGGATACGGGTGGCGCATACCAGGGACAGGAACGATTCCTGCTCGAATTCGGACGCGCCCACGTTGACGCGATCGGCCCGCAGCGTGCATACCGGGTCGAGCATCAGCAAACAGCGGATGACGGCCTCCTCGACGCTATCCAACAGCCCGAAACGGCTCTCGCCCTCGGCGTACAGGTCCAGGCTCAGCGTCAGCCGGCGGGACAGCGATGCGGCACCGCATAGCGGGTCGCCAACCACCTGCTGCGGCTCGTCGCTGACTCGGGTCAGGTTGACGGCCGGGAGGTGATCCTCCTCAAACGGGTCCTCGCGATCGACGCAGAACAGCACGCCCGCCATTTCCGGCAGCGATCCAATCCGCGCGGCGAGTTCGCCCTGCATTTGACTGCGGCGTTTCACGACTTGATCTCCTTCAGGTCAATCCGCCAGTCCCCAGCGCCAGTAAGAAGCGGCTTGCCTCGAACCTCGAACACCAGGCCGCTGGCCTCCACCCGTCTGCCGGCCAGCTTTCCGGCCGGCAGATACTCAGGCTGGACGATCAACCAGGCGCTGGATTGCTCCTCCAGCACCATGCCGCCGAGCGCCGTGGCGTTTTGCGGCGCGCGATGAAAAACGGCCGGGATGTCCCGGCCGTCAAACTTGATCACCTCGCCCTGCTGGCTCAGCGAGCCCAGCCGCCGCGCGGCACTTGCCAGGCGCTCACGCGCCGAGCGCATTACGCCGCCACCATCATGGTGGTGGTGGCGTTGAGACGCACAGCAACCACGCCGGCACCATTGCCGGCAGCGGCGATGGCCGCGCCGATCAAGTGCTTGCCGGCGGCCTTGCCTATGCACACCCGCGAGGTCGGGTCCAGATAGATCGGGTCTCCGATGGCGACCACCAACGCCGGGTCCTTGGGCAGGTTGAACGCGCCCTCGGCCTCGCCACTGAACAGCTCGCCTTTTTTGGCATCCACCGACGCCACCAGGAACAGGTTGCCGATCAGCACCGGGTCGCCGGACAGCACGTCATAGGGCGCCGGCAGGGTCAGCGTGTCGCCGCTGAAAATTTTGTTTCGCATGTCGTTCTCCAGTTGGGCTGGCCCGGCAGATGCCGGACCCGCAGGGTTACTTGGCTCCGGGGTTCTTGGCGATCCAGCGGGAGTCCATCAGGCTGACGCCAACATCCAGCCTGGCTTTGACCGACACACCGTCCACTTCGAATCCATCCTGGTAGGCGGTATACAGCCCCTCCTGCCCCTCCAGGTAGGCGATTTCGATGGTCGGCGCGGCCGCCGGCTCAGCCGCCAGGTACCACGCCTTCGGGTCCGCACGTTGCAGACGCGGCTCGGTGATGACTTCGTACTCACCGGCCATCGGGTTCAGATCGTCGACTTTGGTCGCAGAGACGAAACCGATCGCCCTCTGAGCAGCCAAGCGCATGCTGCGCGGCGCCAGAATGTACTTGCCGTGCAGGTTCAGGTCCGCGCCAGAGCCCGGCTCGGTCTGCATGCCAATCAGCTGGTCCAACGCATCGACAGCATCGATGCTGATGGCGCCGCCGGCACCAATATTGCTGTGGTCGGCGTGGAACAGCGGCTTGCCATCGCGAAGCTTGGGCGCGCCAGTGATCATCCCCCACACCAGATTGCTCTCCAGGTTGGCGGCGGAGCGACCGAAACCGGAGGACAGATCGTTGAAGACCCCGAGCTCGTCGTTAATGATCACCTGGCGACTGATGTTGATGATGCGGCCGAAGGTCCGCAGTTTCAGGCGTTCGCCACCGGCATCATTCAGCACGCCGATCTCGAACTCGCCGGCCTCGTTCACCTCCTTCAATTCGACCTGGTTGCCGATCTGCAGGAAGGTTTTTTCCTTGAAGTCGGCCAACGTGCTGCGATTCACCAACGGCCAGAAAGTCTGGCCGGCCAGTTGATAGCCCCTCATCATCGAGCGGTTGGCAACGTTGGCCAGAATCACCGGGAAATCGCTGGTGGTTTGCATGCCACCGCCACGCGTGTTGTTCAACGCCAGCTCGATGATTTCAGGACGAGACAAACCGCGCGTACTGCCGCCGGCTTGTTCCACGCATTCACGCGCCATATCGGACAGGTTCATGCCGCGGAACTGGCGGGCCAGCTCTCGGTTTTCCGCGCTATGTTGGGCGGCAGTGAACGAGCGCTGGAAAATCGCCTCGCCCATCGCGCGGCGGCGGGTCTCGGTCTCATCCTGCACCGTCTGCACGCTCGCCTGGCTGCGCGTGGGGTTCTGGCCGCTCTGATCGGCCAGGCGCTCCAGCACCAGCTCGCGGGCGCGATGGATGGTGCAGGCCGAATCGTCCAGCAGCGAGCGGGCAAAGTCAGCGCCGAACTGCGGGTACAGGTCGGTCAGCTTGCGAATCTGCGCCTGGCGCTCGTTTTCCTGGCGGATGGCGGCGGCGCGGATCTCGGCCTCGTTGGCCGGCGGGGTCGTGTTGTCTACGGTTTGCGGCATGGGGGTTCCCTCGGGTTGATTGCGGGTTTCCGGCTCGGTCGCCGGCTTGGCGGCGGGTTCAGGTTGCGGCGCAGGTTCGTTCTGCAGGTAGCGCACCGGGTAGGACGGCGCGTCGGCGGGCCGGTCAGCGCTGCGGATGCCTGCATCGGCATCGGCCGGCACCGGCACCAGGCTGATTTCGTAGGGCTCCCAATCGATGGCGAGATAGCGCGCCACGCCGCCGTCCGGTTCCTCGGTAATCTGGTAGGTGTGGACGATGTAGCCCACGCTGACATTGCGGATGATGCCGTCCACCACGTCCTGCCAGTACGGCTCCACATCGGCCCGTTTGCTGAATCGCACGCGAGCCCAGCCCTGGCCATCCTGCAGCCGGGCTTCCTCTACCACGCCGATCTGCCCCTCCAGGCTCAGCTGGAAATGGGTGTTCAGCAGTGCGGCGCCGCTGTTGAGGCGATCCATGCGCACCGCGCCCGGCTCCATCGACAATTCCTCGTCGAATGGCTGCCAGCGGTTCCAGTCGAAGCGCCGGACCTTGGCGCCGGTCGACCAGACCAGCTCCACAGTCCGGGCCTCGCCATCTATCGACGTCACCGCCGCCCGGGCGCTGACCAGCGGCAGGCTATTGCGCGTGATCACCTCCGGCGGCGCCGGGGTGCGGGTATCAGGCATGCTGTTTCCTCCTGGAATGCGAAGCCCCGCGTTTGCGGGGCTTGGTTTTCTTGCTGCTTTCCGGGTCTGCCGGATCGGGTGGATCGTCTTCGGCACTGAGCGCATCGGCGCCGATGGTGATCAGGTTGTTCAGGTTGAGCGGGATGCCGAGTTTCGCCAGCTCCTCGTAGTCATTGGCCAGTTCCTGCCACATGGTTTGCGGGTCTACGCCGCGACGGCGTGCCAGTTCGGACAAGCTCTTGACGCCGCTGGCCACCTCCAGCAATTCGCCGATCATGTCCTTGACCGGGTCCACCCAATCCCAGCGCGGGGTGGTGAAATCGAGCTCGTAATCGTCCTCCAGCTCGCCCAACCCTTTCAGCGCGGCCGCCTCCAGGAACAGCTCAACCATCGGCTCGCACAGACCGGGGATGAAGGTCAACCACTGCCAGCCCTCGGCATTGCGGCGAAACTCCAGCAGGCCGGCGCGCGAGCTGCTGTAGTTCACTTGGCTGTAATCGCCAGTCAGCATCTCGTAGGTGACCATGCCACCGGCGGCCAGCGCGCGGCGCTGGTCGCGGGTGTAGTCCGGATAACCACCGGCTGGCGTAGGCTGGCCGAATGTCACGCTATCACCCATGCCCAGCCGCTTGATCAGGCCCGGCGCGATCTTCTCCACCATGCGCCCGCCGGGCTTGTCTTCCCGCCCCACACTGCCGACAGCGCTGGAACCGTTGTCACCGCTGGTAATGAACACGCTGAAGCAAGCTTCGATTTTTTTGCGCGTCAGCTCGGCGTCTTCGTAGTCGTCCAGGTCCCGCGCCCGCATGATCACCGGCGCCAGTTCCGGCACGCCACGCACCTGGCCGGGCCGGGTCTTGCGGAAACAGTGGATCACCTGCTCGGCGGGGACCAGCTTCGACTGCAACGAGCGCGACAGCCGGCCGACCTCGCCCGGGTGACGGTCAAACATCCAGTAGCCTTCCACCTGGCCAATGGCGCTGAACTGCACGCCGGCAATGATGAAACCGCCGCCGGCAAGGTCCTCATTCTTGTTGCTGTCCAGGTAGTCCGGCTCCAATACCTGGAACTGCAGCGGGATGGCCAACTTGTCCTGCGGCCGGCGCCAGCGCACCCGCACCAGCACCTCGCCGCTCTCCCACATCGTCCGCGCGGCCAGCGCCTGCAGGCCGTACAGGTTCAGGTGGCCATCGGCATCGCACTTGCGGCTGTTCGCCCAGCGTTTGAACGCCCGGCCCAACCGCTTGTGGCTGGCGAGGTTGCAACGAATGCCGGAGCCGACCACGTTGCCGACCCAGCTCTCCAACGCTTTCTTGCACCACGGGTTGTTGCGCACCAGATCGCGGCTGCGGTTGCGCAGCGTGGGCAGCGCCATCTGGTTCTCGGCGTTGGCCGAGCTGCCGCTGGTGATCCAGCCCGATGTCCGGCGACCGCGCTTGGCGCCCTCATAGGCCCGAATCTCGCCCAGCGCCTGGCGGGCCTGCCAGCGGCGCACCGCGCGCTCCGGCGCGACGGCGCCGATCAGGTTGTCGAGCCAGTTCATGGTTCAGTCCCGGGTGAATGCTGCATAGGTGACCGACGGCAGCGCGGCGGCGGACTGTTGCAGCTGGCCGTCACGCTCCAGCTGGTTGCGCACCATCTCATAGGCCCGCTGCAACTCGGTGATGGAGCGGTATTGCGTCCGCATGCCGTCGCGGTAGATTTCCAGCTCACCGCTGGCGATCGCTTCCTCCAGGGCGTGGAGGTGTTCAATGGTCAGCGACGTCATATCAGCTCCCCGCCCCATGGCTGGGCATCATCTGCCAAGAATGCCCGCCACCTGGCATCCCCATGCGGCAGCGGTCGAGACTGCAACGCCTCAACAGGGTAGCTGGTGGTGCCGTTTGGCGTCGTCACCACGATCACTCGGCCGCCACGCATGGCGCGATCGGTAAACTGCGCGGTAGTCGCGGGGGCTACAGGTTTCGCCGTCATAGATAATCCTCCCTCACATCGTCCAGCCAGCCGCCATCGGCATCCTGGAATGAAGAAGCCCCGCGTGAGGCGGGGCTGGTTTCGGTTGCCGACAGGCCGGCCGGCGTTGGCGCGGCCGGCGCCGGGGCACCGCTGAACATGTCCGGCACTCGCGGCTGCAAAATCGCCTCGCGCTGATCCCAGTCCGCCGGCTGGGCGTTCTGGATACGCAGCGGCGGCGCGCAGGCCGCGAAAAACGCATAGTTCCAGCAGTCCAGCGCCTCGTTGCGGGGCTGGTTGGTGCGTTTTTTCCATTTCTTGTTGACCGGGTCGTACACCTCGGCCGTCAGCTGCTGGAAAAAATCCTCGTCCAAGTCGTCCGGGAAATTGACGAACAACTCGCCGCCCTCCTCGAACGCCCGACGGTCCGCCATCAGCCAGCTGTACAGCGTCGATTTGGCGTGGTCGACGCCGACGGTCCACAGTTTCAGCCCGTTTTTCAGGGTGGCTCCGCCCTCCTCCACATCCACAGACGACGGCCGGCTGACCAGCGGCTTGTTTGCCCTGCCGATCACGGCGAACAGGCGCGTGCGCCCCTTCCAGTTGCGGACGAATCGGTATGCGTGCTGGGTCCGGTGGCCGGCGGTGTCCAGCGCCGCGGCCTCGATCAGCATGTCGACGCCGAACAGGTTCCGGTAGCTGCCGTTCAGCACCTCCTCCAGCCGCTGCCAGACGTTGGGCTGCTCCGGCGTCCCGATTTCGGCCGGATCGCCATACAGGATCACCCGGTCGATCAGGTGGCAGCGCTGATTGCGGCCCCAGCCCCACACATAGCACTCCAGCCGGTCGTCCTGGGTATCGATGCCGGCGGTCAGCAGCAGCACGCCGCCAGGAATCACCCGTTGCTGGTACGGTTTCACCCGCTGCATCAGCTCGCTGAATTTGATGCTGGCGGTGCGGTCCTCCCAGGTCTCGGCCAGGGCTGTGTTGATGAACCGTTTCAGCTCAATCGGGTCTTTTGCCGCTTGTACAAACTGCATCGCGCGCTCCTTCCAGGTGCGCCCCAGGCCCACCGGTGAGTAATAGCTGTTCAGGTGATAGCCGCGGATTTTCCGATCCGGATAGGCGGCGATCCATTCGCCGTTCTCCAGCATCCACGTTTTGTAGTGCTCCGGGATTTCCTCCTCACAGGACTCGCACACATAGACCGCATCGACCAGGCCATCCGGATCGCCGTCGCGCCCCTCCGCGAATTTGTAGCGGAACTGCTGGTGGCGCAGGTGCTGTTTATGCTGGCAGTGCGGGCACGGCACGTAGTAGCGCCGCTGGTCGCTGCGCTCGAACCATTTCTCGATGTTGCTGGCGCCCCGCACCGTCGGCGTAGAGCACATGTAGATTTTGCGGCGCGGGAAATTGTTGGTCCGCTCCAGCGCCAGGCCGATCGGGTCGCCCTCGCCGTCCAGGTCGTCCGGGTAGGCGTCCACCTCGTCCAGGCCGAGTTTGCCCACCGGCATCGAGCGCAGGCTGATGGCGGAATTGGCTCCGCTCATCCGCAACACGCCGCCCGGGTACTCTTTCAGCAGCGTGGTATTGCCGCCATCGCGGCTGCGCGCCGGCGGGATGCGCGCCCGCAGCGCGTCGCTGCCGCTGATCATGTTGGCCAGCCGCTGTTTCGACCACAACTCGGCCAGCTCGATGGTGGGCTGCACCACCATCATCGGCCCGGGCGACTGATCGATGCTGTAGCCGGTCCAGTTGATCAGCGACTCGGTGCCCGCGACCTGCGTCGGCTTCATGAACACCACGGTCTCGACACCGCTGCCGGCGCTGAGGCTGTCCATGATTTCGCGGATGAACGGCACCACGCCGGTCCGCCACGGCCCAGGCATAGACGTTTCCGCACTGGTCAGCACGCGATGCATGTCCGCCCACTCGCTCACCAGCATTCGCACCCGCGGCGAGAACGCGGCAGACCACGCGGACGTGACCGCATCGAGCGCCTGGCGCTCGTAGATGCTTATGTCCATGCCCGGCCCTCAATCAGAGTTTGCCGGGCAGCTCCCCAGCCTGTTTGCTCAGCGTCTCGCAGCACTCGTCAATCGCCTCCTCCAGCAGGGCGTAGACGACATGCGGGTCTGTCTCTGCCGCCAGGCGGATTGCGATGCGATCAGGGATACGCTCAAACGCCGCGCGCGTGGCCGCGGCCAGGTCGGCCACCAGCTTGACCGTGACATCGTGGGAAATCAGCTCGCGGCGGGATTTAGCCAGGTCGATGTCGATCTGCTCGCCGCGCTTGAACTCATTGGCAGCGCGCGCCGCGTTGTAGGCGGCGATCGGGTTGCGCAAATCAACGCCATCGAACGCACCAGGCGCAGGCGGTGCAGGTGGCGCGATTTCAGTGCTGGGCTGCAGCGCCTGCGCCGCTTCCTGCACCGTCAGACCGGCGCCACCTTTTTTCCAGCGCTCCAGGGCGTGACGGGCGGCGACACCCATTTTTTCGGCCGAGCCGGTGTTCGCCAGCAATTCCAGCGAGGCCTGGACCAGCACTTTTTTCCCATCCCCCGATAGCACCAGCCTATTGGCCGTGCAGAGCTGGGATATATAGCCGCGCGAGACCCCGAGAAGCTCGGCGAACGCGCTTTTCGTGATCTCGTCGCTCATGGTCTTTTTTAAAGCGAAAATTGAAAGTTAAGGACTAAACAGGCTAAACAGTTTAGTTAGCCAGAACGCCCAGCGCCTGCCGCGGTGGCGGGGATCGAACACCCGTAGGCCACCCCCACCCGGGAAGGACCCGTTGCCCTCACCCAAGGATAACGAAGGTCTGAACCAAACCAACACGCACCCCCATGCGCCACAGGGCATCGCCCTTGAACAGCCCCGGCATCATGTCAGGGGCTTCGACAAAAATCGTGTGGTACGGGCGGCCTACTTCTCGACCATAGCCATCCAGGTATTCGGTCTCTGTGCAGACGTCGAACGCCGGCGCCCGGCCATAGCAAAACCGCCCATGATCCCGAGTCGGCACGATCACCAAACAACCGGCTCCCGCGCTGCGCCTGATATAGGAGGTCTTCCCTCGTTGCGTGCCAATATCGCAACGAACCGTGCCGGTCAGCTTCGCATTCATGACCGGATCAGCACCACCAAGAGACGACATCTCCCTGAAGCGCTGGGACAGACTGATCAACCCATCAAGCATTGCAAAGTACTGGTCATACGGATTCATGCACGTCCCCTTGATCATCGTGAACCACCCCACGCCCGCCGCATGTGAGCGGGGAAACGGTCGGCCACCACCCGTTCCCCCACGGCGTAGAATCGATAGCGCACCGTGTAGTGCGGCTGGCGGATGAAGATCAGCACCGGCCTCAGCACCACCTTGCCCTGCCCGTAGTCCAGGCGCTTGTACACGCCAGGCGGCAGTCGGTTCTTGCGCTGGTGCAGGGCAAAATAGGTGAAGCCCTGGCGCTGGCCGCCGCGTGCCAGCGTCTTGCGCCGCCGCCCGCTCATCCATTGCGTGCTGTCCTGCAGCCCGTTGAACCAGCTGAGGATCTGCACGATCTGCGCCCGCGACATATTGCCGTTGGCGTCCAGATCCGCGTCGCGGCCCGGCACGGCGTACATGCCAGGCGGCAGCACGCCGGCACGCTGGAGCGCGCGTTCGAATCGCTTCAGCGGGCGCCCCCCGCCTTCGATTTGCGGTTTCAAGTACACCGCGGCCGCGCCGCCCTTGCCGCCGAAATCTTTCAACCACACCTCGGCGTAGTCGCGGCCCTTGTCCACCGATGCCCCGCGCATGTAGACGCCGCGCAGGGTATAGGTCGTCGGGCGGTCAAACACCCGGCGCATCTCGTCGATTTGGGCGGCCTTCACATCCGCCGCCGTCCAGGTCAACGCCTTGGCCGTCGGCCGCAGGATGCGATCCTGTACCGCCAGCCCAATCCTGCCGGTGCCAGTCACGCGGGCGGTAGCCATGGATCAATCCTCCCTCAGCAGCACCGCCGCCTCTCGCGCCGTCGCCGCATCGCAACGGCCCAGCTCATGGAAACCACTGCGCAGGTGATCGTCGATCAACTGCCGCCGGCCATCCGACTGCAAAAACCACGTATGCAGGACCGGCTGCGCGCGAGCCCACGGCTCCAGCGGCATCAGGTCCAGCGCAACCAGCACCTCTCCCATCAGCCACCCCCAAAAAGAAGACGCCCCGGTTCGAAAACCGAGGCGTCGTTTCAATGGCCCGTGAACGCAAAAAGCCCGAGGGATTAACCTCGGGCTTCTTCAAACGCAGTAACACACAGCGTAGCTGAAATGTACATATAGTGTGACACGGATGTCAAGACACTTTATTCGGTGTTCGCCGCCTCCTGGGGCATATCGGCAACATGGAACGCGAAACCCTCCTGCCGAACACCTCGCGCGGCCGCCAACAGCTTGGATTTCAGGTTCGCCTTTGCCAGATCCACCCAGCGGTACATCGTCCGCCGCGTCGTCCCCAGGCTCTTCGCTTTCTGGTCCACCGTCCCCGGCTGCAGGTAGAACGCCAGCAGCGCGCTGCGCGACCCGCCATCCAGCACCCGCATGATCAGATGTTCCACCAGATCCAGCTTCCGGACATCATCCGCATCCATCACGCCCAGCGGCACACCGGCAAACATCCTCGACACATCTGCCCCCACCGCGGCCTCCTTGCCCGGCTCAATCTGGCGGTAAATGCTCTGGCTGGCATACCCCAGCCCACCGTCCTCACGTCTCAGCACATGCTCTGCCCAATACCGCAGCGTGCCATCGATATCATGCAAATCAATCACGGATCAGCCTCCCATTTCGTGCACCTGGAGACTCCCTAGCCCAGTCAGATGCCGGGCTTTATTTGTCCTGCTATTCTACCACGGGCCGGCGTTCCCAGCCCTCTGCCGCCGCGCCGCCGGCAACCGCCGCCGCCAGCTTCGCCCGCATAGCGGCCACCGCCTGCAGCTGGACCGCACGCGTCTGCAACTTCGCCTGCCCAGGTATCGCCAGCGGCTCGATATCCGGCCAAGCACCCCACGCCAGCACCTCGTCCAACACCGCAGCCCAGCGGCCCGCCGCGCGGTCCCAGCCAGAATTGCGTAGCTCAAACCACCCAAACCGGCTACCCGCCCAATACACCGCCGGATGACTCCACGCCGCCGGGCAGCCGCCCAGGCCCACATTGCGCAGATACGCCTGCTCCTGCGCCTCGGCAAACGCCGCCTGGTAGTCCCGCACAGGCGAGCAGAATCGCAAGAACACCGGCACATCCACCGGCGGCCAGTCGCACTCCGACGCAACCCGCTGCAAGCCCGCCTCCACCATCCCCCTCGTGACGCCGCGCCGCGCCATCTCGCGGGACAACGTCGAGACAAACAGCCGGACCACCTCAACCGTCGGCAATTTCAACCGCAGCCGGTCAGGAAACAACCCCTTCAGCCTCGCCAGCGCGTAGTTGGCCAGCTGCTGCGCGTCGTCGATATCTCCCCGGCCCGCCGGCCCCGGCACCCCGCTATGCGCAGTCACCGTACACTCCCTGCAGGTAGGCCATGGTCGCATCCTCTGCCGCCCCCTTGCCGCCGGCAGCACCCGCCCGGCCGCCGGCGCGCGGCGCCATCGAGGCATTCTCGACGATCCTCGCCACATACGGCGCAATATTGGCCACGCCGCGATTGCGCGCCGCCTGGATCGCCGCCTTCAGCTCCAGCTCCGTCACCGGCCGCACCTGCGCCACCGCCGCCACCACCCCGCAAGCCTCCATCAACTGCCGCGTCGGCATCACATCCTCGCCCAGCAGCCCACGGAACAGCGCCACCACTGCCGCAGACCCCTCGCCCTGCGATTCAGCTGGCTGTGCCGCAGGATCACCCCCTCCAAATGCGCCCGCACCCACGCCCGCGTCATCATCATCAGAATCACCGGATAACGGATAACGGATGTCTGGCGGGTATTCGGGGGGGGTGGCGTTTTCTTGGTATGTCGGGTTTTCTAAATCAGAACCACCAAAAGCCGCGCCGTTATTGGCTTCATGCTGTGGCGGGTTTGTGGCGGGTTTGCTATGGCGGGTTTGTGGCGGGTTTGTGGCGGGTTTTATTTGAACGGAAGAATCCCGTGAGGCCAAGGGCAAGCGAAAAATCAGCTGTTTTCCCGTCACATCGGAGATATTACGGATCAGACCAACCCTCTCCAGCCAACCGGCCAGTCGGCGAACCTGATCTTTTGACGGCAAGTCACGCGCCACGCCGGGACGTGGCTCGACCTCCAGCGCCTCGCGCAGGCCCTGCCAGGAGATTCGCCGGATTATACCCGTCACACCTGTCGAGTAGTCCATGTAACGTCGAATCTCCCGCAAATACAGCACCTGCGCGCCCAGCGGCAACCCCTGCAGCGCGTCCAACTCGGCATCAGTTACTACCATAAGCCCCCCTTGCCCCGTGGCGCGCAGCCGACAACGCAGCTTCGCGCGGGTTGTCACTCTTACCGAAATCCATGGGTGCCAGCTGCTCATCCACCGCAGAGCTATCCAGCGCGCGCCGCACATCCCACATGTAACCGTCGCCATGCACCCGGCCCAACCGCTTCAGCTCCGCCTTGCGCATGCCCTGGGTGGGCAGCTGGCGGATGTAGGCCACGTCCGACTTAACGTTCCCGCTCTCCTGCACCCACAACCCCTCCCACATGGCTCGCCTCCTTGTCTGCCAGCATGTCCAGCAGCGCGCGCAACAACGCGCGCCCTTCCCGCTGCTTGTTCCACGGCAGCGCGTACTTGGCGCGAGTCGCCTTGCGAATCAACAAGTGCTGACGGAAATTCATGCCACACCCCCTAGCCATCACGCTGCGCCACCTGGCACAGATGAAACGTGCCGCGGGCTGCCCGGGCCGCGGCTGCGCTCACAGCGTTTGCAACGGCCTACCGGCCCCTCCTCCATCAGGCCGACAGCGCGAGATTCAGCGTGCGTGATTCCGCAGGCTGATGTGATGATCCAGTCCTCGCCCTGCCCCTCGACGCGGGTCCAAAAATGAGCCCGGCCAAACCTGCCAATGAATGGCATGAACGCCCAGACAGACCGCTTGCCAGCCGGAACCCGGCCACGAATCCAACCCTGCTTCATACCGGCTGCGCCTCCCCATGCTCGGCGTTCACCTCGTCCACCACCTCGGGCGTGCCGTACACCCTGTAGGTCAGCGCCAGGAACCGCAGAATCTGCGCGTACACCTCGTGTCCCTGCTGGTCCAGCGCCCATTTTTCGTTGCCGTCGATCACGCCGTCGTTGCGCACGAACTCGTTCATCGTTTCCAGCAGCCGGCCCAGCTCAGCGTGCATGTGGTTCACCTGCAGCAGCAGGTCCTGGTTATCCAGATCCACCGCCGGCGGCGGCATCATCAGGAACACCCCGCCCAGCTGCCGCGCCATTTCGGATACCACATGCCGGCCACCGGTGGCCTGCTGCAACGTCACCAGCTCCTCCGGGCGCAAGTACTGCCCCCTGAAATGCTGCAACTTGTGCTTCAGGCCCTGCCGGCTGCCGCAAACCAACTGGCCGAGATCCTCCAGCGAGCCATTCCACATTCCTGCATCACGACGAATTGCGTTCTCCATGTCGAGGTCACTTTCTATCGATACCCAGGCCGCAGGTAGATCGTTTCAGGTTTCGAAACCACCGCCAGCGCGATAAGCTGACAGCACACAAAGAAAAGCGCCGGCCTCACAGCCGGCAAACCGCCGAGTCAGGTAGCACTCTCAGCGGGGGAGAAAACCTCAGCGCCACCGGCGCGCAGTACAGACCACTCCACATCAGGACGCATTTGCTCACAGCGGATCACTCCCCCAGTCAGCCTCTCAATGCTGGGGCAGTGCTCCGCTGGCAGCTTTCCACGGCTGATCCAGTTGTATATCGCGGACTCGCAAAGCAACCGATCCGATGCAATGGCCCTAGCGCCACCTGCAAGCCGCACCCATTCCTTGATGTTTTGCTGTTTCATGCAACAGATATTAATCACTTATCGTCATGAGTCAATGAAAACATCACGATAACGAATGAAAAGGCATGTGCGATTCGTTAGAACGCAACATCACAGAGGGAGATAGAGTTAGCAAGGAGGTATACAAATGGATGGCATTGGCAAACGAATACTTGAGCTGCGTAAGCTCGCAAACCTCTCTCAACCAGAGTTGGCAGCAAGATGCGGATGGGACAGCCAATCCCGCATCAGCCAGTACGAGAACGACAGGCGAGAGCCGAGCCTAAGTGACATTGACCTACTGGCCAAAGCCCTTGGCGTGACAAGCCAGCACCTGTTATTTGGCACCCCCGCAGACCAACAAGACAACTCTGCGGGAGATGGCTCGACTAGCACATACAGGGCAAGTCCATTTCTGGAAGTGCCGCTGTCTAGAATCACCATCAACAAAGAGCGACAACCAGAGCTCGACCGAACCAGCGACAACCCTGCAGCGATCTCATTCAAAGCCCTGCAAGAGCGCGGACTGAACATCAGCAACCTAGTAGCCATACAGCTATCCGACGACTCAATGCGCCCCCATATTGAGTCTGGTGACGTGCTGATCGTTGACACGAGCGACTTATCCCCAAAGGATGGCCGGGTCTATGTTATTGCCTACGGCGACGAATGGTTTGTGCGCAGAATATTCAAGAAACCCAATGGCGGAATGATTTTGACTGCCGATAATAGCCAGTTCAGAGAGATTGACGTCCAACCAAGCGATGCCGAATACATCACCATCATCGGACGGATGGTCTGGAGAGGCGGCTAGCCCAAAACACACATCACCAACACAAAAACGCCAGCACAAGCTGGCTTTTTTGTTGCCTTCACGCCACAACATCACAATTTCGAATCTAACTTTGTGATCTTTTCTTGATCTGGCAATCCTCATTCGACATGATGAAAACATCACAAATGTGAATGAGGCCGGAAATGTCCATCGCCATCTTCAACCTGACTGACAACCTCGCCCGCTACCTGCGGCGCAACGGCTGGATCATCAAGTCCCCCCAATTCATCAACGGCAATGCCGTGTTCACCGCAGTGCGGAGGGGCTGACCATGCGCCACTACCCCGCCCCGGACTACCACGACCGCCGCGCCATTGCCGTCAGCAACGAGCTGGCCGGCCGCGCGCTGCAACCCAAGATCACCGACGCCGATCGCCGCCGCGCAGCAGCCCGCCGCATCAACGAGGACCGGCGCATCGAGCGGGAGGCAAACCGTCTATGACCACCCGCGAAATCCTCCACGCCATCGGCGCGGGCTTCCTGCGCGGCATCACCGGAGGCGCCGCCTTACTGGCGCTGATGGTTGCTGCCGAGCTCATCACCAACGGCCTGAAGTGGGGCCACCTGTAACCCTGCAAGGACAACAGCCATGAAAACCCTGCTCATCCGCGGCGCCACCCTGCCGCAACGCGCCGCCGCCGCCCGCGTCGCCGGTCAGATCGCCGCCCAACACTACGGCGCGGAACTCAACGACGTTGACGGCGCGCTCGTCGGCGCCTGCGACAGCCGGTTCCACCTCATCGCCATCCGCGCCGAGTCCGCCCGCGGCGGGCCGCGCCTGGGCTCCGACGACATCGTCATCGACCTGGACCGATTCCCCAACCCCACCTGCCGCGCCCTGGTGTTCGCCCTGCGCCGCGCCGTCTACCACCTGGTCATCAACACGCCCAGCTGGATGCTGCGCCGTGCGGCCCGCCAGCAGCAACCGATCCCGGACGAGCACGAACAGCTGAAAGGCCGCCAGCGGCTCAGCCACCACGCAACCCAACGAACCCAACAACGCCGCCGCGCCGCATAAGGAAACCACCATGACGACACACGGACGAGAGCCCTGGAGCAGCAGAGCGACCAGCCAGCTGGACCAAGAAATCCTTGATGCCGACGGCAATCGCCTCGCAATCGTGACCTTCGGCGATAGACCCCCCGCTACGGGCGATCAGGAGCCGATGGATTGGGTCAAGGCCAACGCGGAGCGCATTGTCGCCAGCTCCAACGCCTATGCCGATACCCCCACCTGGGTACTGGACATTTGGGGAAGCAAGCTCACCGCGATCCACCAGCTCAAGGAACAGAACGACCTGCTGCAGACGGCCCTGGAGTCCCTTCTGGCGGTATTCGAATACCACCAGGAACCGGAAAAAATCGCGGCAGTAGAGCAAGCCCGCGGCGCGATTGCCGCAGCCAAAGCGTAGCGCCACCACCGGCCCACCCGGGCCGGCTTCCTCAAGCCGCTGCGCCGCGGCGGCTTCGGGAAGTTCCGATGAACCACAACGGGAGCGACAATGAACCCGACTCGACACAACATATTGGATCTGGAAACGCTGGACATCCAGCCCTCGGCCATCATCCTCACCATCGGCATCGCCACGGTGGAAATCAGCGACGGCGGGCTGGACATCCTCGGCCGCCACTACTGGCGCGTGCTGCCGTTCGAGCAGCCAGGCCGCACCGTCAGCGAGGAGACGCTGGCGTGGTGGCGCAGTCAGCCATCGCCTGCGCTCAACGAAGCACTGAACACCTCCGACCACCACCGCGAGCCGCTGCCGCAGATCCTGTCCGCCGTCTCCGCGACGCTGGAGCTGTACCCGCACCCGATTTGGGGCAACGGCAGCGATTTCGACAACGCGATCATGAAGCACGCGTTCCGGCAGCTGAGCCTGAATTGGCCCCCCTACCGCGACCGCTGCCTGCGCACCGCGCGCCAGATAGCCAAGAGCGTCGTGCCGGATTTTCAGACGCCCGAGCGCCCGGCCTACCTGACGCCCCACATCGCCATCGACGACGCCGAGTACGAGGCCCTGCAGCTGGCCCACTACATGTTCGCCATCGACGGCAACCGCCCCTACCCCATGAACACGCTGCCGCGCAGCGGCCAACCCTTCGACGGCGCCGCCGTCCTGTAACCGGGAGACCACCATGTCCAGCACCATCCTCGTCAACAGCGGCATCCTGTTCGACCCGATCCGCCCGAACCCGGCCGACATCCGCATAGAAGACATCGCCCATGCGCTGTCCAACGTCTGCCGCTTCAACGGCCACACCCGCCAGTTCTACAGCGTCGCCCAGCACAGCGTGATCGTCAGCACCCTGGTTCCCCGCCACCTGGCGCTGCCCGCCCTGTTCCACGACGGCAGCGAGGCATACATCAGCGACGTCACCCGGCCGGTCAAACCCTACCTGGAGGGATACACCTGCATCGAGCAGCGCATCCAGGACGCCATCGGCGCCGCGCTCAACATTGACCCGGCCCTGTTCAAACACCCCGAGATCGCCCGCGCCGACCTGATCGCCCTGGCCACCGAACGCCGCGACCTCATGCCCAACCACCCCGCGCCCTGGCCCTGCCTGGCCGGCCTGAGCCCTCTGCCGCATTCCATCAGAGCCATCAGCCCTGAGCAGGCCAGAGCGATGTTCATCAGCACCTTCCAACAGCTTCAGGCAGAACGGAGCGCAGCATGATCCGCGAGCAATTCAGCCTGTTGACTACAGACGAAATCATCGTGGACCTGTTCGCCGGCGGCGGCGGGATGTCTACCGCCATCGAGCAAGCCCTCGGCCGCCACGTCGACATCGCCATCAACCACAACAGCGACGCCATCAGCATGCATGAGGTGAACCACCCGCAGACGCAGCACTATCAGGCGGACGTGTTCGAGGTTGACCCGCGCGAGGCTTGCCAGGGCCGGCCGGTCGGCCACCTGCACGGCTCGCCGGATTGCACCCACTTCAGCCAGGCCGTCGGCGGCCAGCCGCGGGACAAAGCCATTCGATCGCTGGGCTGGGTCATTCCGCGCTGGGCTGGCCAGGTCGCACCGCGCTCCATCAGCATGGAGAACGTCCGCCAAATGACCCAATGGGGACCGCTGATCGCCAAGCGCTGCAAAAAGACTGGCCGCGTCATGACCCTGGAAATGGTCGAATGCCCGGTCACCGGAAAAATGGTGAATCGCGTGGCCGAGCCAGGCGAGCGCGTCCCAGTCCAGCAGCAGTTCCTGATCCCGAACCCGAAACACGTCGGCCGGATCTGGCGGCGATTCATCAGCACGCTGCGCCAGCAGGGCTATGTCGTGGAGTGGCGCATCCTCTGCGCCGCCGACTACGGCGCCGCTACCACCCGCGAGCGCCTGTTCCTGTTCGCACGCCGCGACGGCCGCCCAATCGTCTGGCCGAAGCCAACCCATCACGAGAAGCCCCAGGCCGGCCAGCTCGGCTGGCGCCCGGCGGCCGACCATATCGACTTCAGCGACCTGGGCCAGTCGATATTCGACCGTAAGAAAGCGCTGGCCAACGCCACCATGCGCCGCATTGCCAAGGGCATGTTCAAGTTCGTGCTGAACAGCGCGGACCCGTTCATCGTCGAGGTTGCCAACTCGTCCAATCCCTCCGGCGTTCGCAGCGCCAACGATCCGCTGAAGGCCATCACCGCCTGGCCGAAAGGCGGCAGCATGGCCCTGGCCGCGCCGGCGCTGGTGCCGCTGACGCACCAGGGCGCAGTCCGCGTCTACGACGCGAAACACCCCGCACCTACGCTCACGGCAGCGAACCGCGGCGAGATCGCACTGGCGGCCGCCACCCTGATCCAGGCAGCCCACGGCGACGGCCAACCCGGCCGCGCCCAACGCTGGGGAGATGGAACGCGCAACATCAAGCGGCCGGTCGGCGCTGTTACCGCCAGCGGTAGCGGCGGCCAGGCTCTGGCTGCAGCGATGATGGTCAAGTTCAAAGGCGATAGCGCCGGCCATGCCATAGGCGAACCCGCCCCGGTCATCACCGCCGGAGGGAAATCACAGCGGCCCGCCGGCGCAGCTCACGCGCTTGCCCTGGGCTCAGCCATCCTCGTCGGCGCCGGCGGCCCGACATACAGCGGCAAACCCGTCAGCGTGGGCCAGCCCCTCGGCGTCATCCTGAAAGAGAACCATCGCCACGTCGCGACGGCGTTCCTTGCACAGGCAAACGGAGGTTTCTGCGAAACCCTGGGCCGCGACCTCCGCGGCCCGGCGACCACCTTCACGACCACCGGCAGCCAGCAGCAGCTGGTGGCGATGTCCCTCGCTCACCTGCGCAACAACTGCGATGGCCGCGACGTAGACGAGCCGCTGCGCACGCTCAGCGCCAGCGGCGAGCATCACGGTCTCATCGCGTCGCACCTGGTGCGCCAGTTCGGCCACAGCATCGGCTCCGCAGCCAATGAGCCTGTCGGCGCGATCATGGCCGGCGGCGGCGGCAAAACCTCGCTGGTCTCCTACGAGCTGAGCAAAGAGGACGAGGCAGGTGCGCTTCGCGTGGCCGCGTTTCTGATCTCGTACTACGGCACGGACAACACCTCCGGCCTGGACCAGCCGATGCCCACCGCCACCACCCGCGACCGGCTGGCGCTGGTGACCATCTGGATTCGCGGCGAACCCTGGGTAATCGTCGACATCAAGCTGCGCATGCTCAAACCCCTGGAGCTCTACGGCTGCCAGTCGTTCCCGGCGGACTACATCATCGATCGCGGACACGACGGCCGCGTGTTTAGCAAATCCGCGCAGGTGAAGATGGTCGGCAACAGCGTCCCGCCGAAACCCGCCACCGCACTGATCGCCGCCAACTGCCCGGACCTGATGGTCTGGAGCGGACCGGAACTGCGCCAGCAGAAACGAAAGATTGCCGCATGACCTGCCCTTACGACAGCTGGCTGCCTGATGCGCCGGCACCAACCAAGGAAATCAACATGACCACGAATCACATCAACGGCGTCCGTATTTTCGAAATGAACGACTGCGATTGGGTAGCAGCGCGCAGCAAAGAGGATGCGATCCAGTTCTACGGCGAAATCGCCGTGCCGGAGGATTTCGAGAACGTACAGGAGCTTAGCGCACAGCAGCTGGACACCGAGCAGTTCCACATCGGCCAAACGCGGTATAGCCCAACCATCTCATTCCGCCAGCGCCTGCAGCAGCTCGTTGACGCCGGCGAGCCCGTTCCGCAACTGTTCGCCACCACGGAGCTTTGACCATGGTCGAAATCAAGGAACGCCCAATCCAGTTCAGCGCCGACATGGTCCGCGCGCTGCTGGCCGGCGCCAAGACCCAGACGCGGTGCATCGTGAAGCCGCAACCGACGGTAACAGAGCCGCAGTTGCGCGAGCTGGACGCATGGATCGATGGATTTACGCTGAGCCAGCAAGTCGATGGGGCGTGGCAACACGGATTCGTCGACGCCCAATGCCCCTATGGCGAACCAGGCGACCGGCTGTGGGTGCAGGAGACGTGGCGCAAGGTCAGTGCCGAATGCGGTTGCTCAGAGGCACCGTGCGGCTGCCCGAAACCTGGCGATATCGTCTACCGCGCAACACAGGATGATGGCGATTTAAAGTGGAGGCCCAGCATCCACATGCCACGCGCGGCAAGCCGCATCCTGCTGGAGGTCACCAACGTCCGCATCGAACAGCTACAGGAAATCAGAGAAGCGGACGCCCTGGCTGAGGGCGTGAATTCGTGCGAGGACGGGCTCGAGACCGACGGTTACTACTATGCGCCAGAAGAACTGTACTCAATGCTCTGGACGAAAATCTACGGCTGGGGCAACGACGGGTGGAATGCCAACCCGTGGGTGTGGGTGATCGAGTTCAAACGAGTGGAGACGTGACAATGGAAGTCACCCGCCCCGCACTTCGATACCACGGCGCAAAGTTCAGGCTGGCTCCGTGGATCATGCAGTTCTTCCCACCGCATCAGACCTATGTCGAGCCGTTCGGCGGCGCGGCCGGCGTGCTGCTCCAAAAGCCGCGCGCCTACGCCGAGATCTACAACGACCTGGACGGCGATGTGGCCAACTTTTTCCGCGTGTTGCGCGATCCTGGCCAGCGCGCGGCGCTGATCGTGGCCATCACCCTGACACCGTATAGCCGCACTGAGTTCGAACAGGCCTGGGAACCGGCCTCCGATCCCATCGAGCGAGCCCGGCGGGTGGCCATCCGCGCGCAGATGGGTTTCGGGTCAGCTGGCGCAACCAAAGGCATGACCGGATTCAGGATCGACAGCCGGCGAGAATACGGTACAGCGCAGCAGCTTTGGGCCTACTACCCTGACCAGCTGGCCGACGTTGGCCAGAGGCTGGCCGGAGTCCTGATCGAGAACGGCCCAGCGATCGACATCATGCGTCAGCACGACAGCCCGCAGACGCTGCATTTCGTAGACCCTCCATACCTTCATGCCACCCGCGTGTTACAGGGCGGAGGCCGCGGCTACTACCGCCATGAAATGAGTGACGATGACCACCGCGAGCTGCTGGGCGTGTTGCTGGATCTTGATGGATTTGTGGTGCTGAGCGGCTACCCGTCTGATCTCTACGAGCAGGCTCTGGCCGGCTGGGAGCAGCACACGACAGGCAGCAGGATCAGCGCCGGCCGCGGCACCGCCGTTCGGACCGAATGTGTATGGCTCAACCCCGCCTGCAGCGCCGCACTGCACCAGAACGACCTATTCAAGGAGATAGCGTGATGAACCCCCTACCTCAACCGACCATAGGCCGCGCTGACGAGGCGCTCGGCAGCATCGCCTTCGAACGCGCATGGCGAGCGCTGGGCATTCATCGCCACATCATCGCCCATGGAATGGAGCCGCGCGAGATTGCCCAATGGGGCTGGCGCGCAGCGCTGGCCTGGAAATACGCACACCAAACCTTGAGGGAAACACGCCTCGCCACCGTCACCAACAAATACGGCGACCCCGAGGCATTTGCGGAACGCGGGCTGCAAATCGACGAGATAGTCCTGCAAACCCTCCCAATCGGCACGGACATCTACATCACCCAGCCCGATCCCGTAACTGCAATTGAGAAGAAGATGCGCGACCTGGAGTACTACATGGGCGCTGAGCATTTTGCCGGACTGGAACAAACCATGTGGCGCGACGCCGTGGCGGCCCTCATGAGCACTGAGAAGGCCAGGGAGAACAGCGGTCCAGACGCGCCCGGCCACCGGCATCGCACGCCAGGGAAGTGGGACTCCACCGGCCAGGACTGCGACTGGTGCACTGCGTGGAATCGGCTGCGCACCTTGCTCGCTAGCATCCCGCAGCCAGGGAGCGACCATGCGTAGACCACCACCGGACGCGAAGCTGCTGGCAACCATGCGCGGCTGGCAAGCATACAGCGATGCATGCAGCCACCTGAACCGTGCCCAACGGCGCACAGCGCAAGGGCGTCTTGTCGTAGCCGAAGCCGAAATCGCGCGCCTGCGAGCGGAGAATGAAGCTCTCCGTGAGGCCAAGGCACTGGAGGATGACCAATGAGCATGTTTCCCACGCTGGAAAAGCTACAAGTTGCAATCGAGGCCGTAGGCGAGAACGAGATCTACTGCCACTACCTAGACCATGCGATCAACGTCAGCCGCGATGCAGACGACGAGGACTGGTACATCGACGTCGAGGCTCCGGATGGTACGTGCCCATACGACGGCTGGTGGCAACACTCAGCAAACAAGACGGCGGAGCAGGCCGCCCTGGAAGCGCTGACCGGATCGATGCTGATCAACCGACAGATGCTGGCCACGCTGCAGCCGGCGAAAGGGGGCGAGTGATGGGATTTTGGGCACGACTATTCAAGCCTGACCCATCCCTGGGCCCATACATACCTCGCGCTCCGGCCATCGCGCAACCCGAGCCTGGTCGACGCGAAAGCCCGCACCCGAAACCACCGCCAAAAACGAAAGGAATCATGCAACCGCCACTCCGCGCCCCCGCGCCGACACATCCGACTATCGTCGCCATCCGGGACATCAGTGAAGAGTGCGTCAAGGCTGCCACCCGGCTGCAGCAGGCTAGAACCCACCTACAAGCCCGGGACGCGCTGCAATCGCTGGAGCTGTTCATGCGGGCAGCCCATGAACTTCTTGACGGCTAGGAGGTGATACATGCCAACCCCCAACCATCTCGCAGCCCTGCGCGCCGCAGCAGCAGCGGCAACGCCAGGACCGTGGGAGCATCAGACCAGCAACGGCTGGCACCGCGTCGGGACAACCGCCGCAACCCGCGGACGCCGCGATGGCGATGTCGTAGCCAACGGCGCCGCCTCGCCGGCGGACATGGCGTATATCGCCGCTGCCAACCCGGCAGCCATCCAGGAACTGCTGGCCGACCTCGACGCCAAAACAGCGCGCATCGACAAGCTGGAGCTGCTGCTGGCGGCAGAGCGCGCAGCGCGGCAATTTGAAATCTGGCCAGAATGGAAGCGACAGATTGTTGAGCGTAGGAGAAAAGCAATATTGAAAGGAGAAGGCTGATGGCAATCAATGCATACCCTCTTTTCCTATCCAGGGAAGAAGTCGCTGAATTGACTGGAAGGAAGTTTAAGAATTTACAAATTGACAATCTAAGGCGAATGGGTATTTCGTTTCAAATAAATGCCTCAGGATGGCCAATTGTCGTCCGCTCAGCCATTGAACCAATCAAGACCAGTAAAGAAAACCCATCAGACAGAATTAAAAAGTGGGAACCTTCCGTACTATCGAAAGCGAGTTAAAAAATGGGACGAAAGCCGACAGTAAATCTGAATCTCCCCAAAGGGATGCGAAGAAGAAAACAAAGAAGCGGCAAAGTCTACTATTACTACGATGCCGGCGGAAAGCCTCGCAATGAACTGCCATTAGGAGATAACTACACAGAAGCCATCAGGAAATGGGCAGAATTTGAGATGGCCAAAGTTCCTAAATTCGCAAAGCCAGATTATAAAGTTGCGCGTGATAGATACGTTATGGAGGTCATACCCAAAAAAAGCCATCGCACCCAACAAAATAATTTAGGGGAGCTAAAACAATTGGACAATTTTTTTGGAAATCCACCCGCCCCACTTGACGAAATTGAGCCACATCATTTTGCAAAATATATGGAATGGAGATCAAGCGCACCTGTAGCAGCAAATAGAGAGAAAGCATTATTTTCCCACATGTGGAATATGTGGCGCAGTTGGGGGTTAACAAACCAGCCAAACCCATGCACAGGCATCAAAGGATTTCGTGAAAAAGGTAGGAAAGACGTATATATAGAGGATGCCGTTGCGGATGCCGTATACAGGCACGCATGCCAATCACTAAAAGACTCGTTAGATTTGGCATATTTTACCGGCCAGCGCCCTGCCGATGTTTTGAAAATGTGTGAAACAGATATCGCTGGCGATCTGCTATGGATAGTACAAAACAAGACTGACAAAAAAATTAGAATTAAAATTCAAGGCGCTCTAAAGTCACTAATTCTCCGAATCACCATGAGAAAGGAATTATTAAATTCGAAAACCAAGAAATTACTGATCAATGAAAAAGGCGAGGCGCTGTCTAAAAACATGTTACGGAACCGCTTTGACAAAGCACGCGATGAAGCGATCAAAGCCCACCCCGACCTGGAGCAGAAAATCAGGCAGTATCAGTTCAGGGACCTACGGGCCAAGGCCGGCACAGATAAAGGCAACAGGGAGGAAGCACAGCGACTACTGGGACACACGTCGATGACAATGACCGAGCACTATTTGAGAGACCGGGCCGGCGACATTGTGACGCCCACAAAGTGA